TCTGGATCTGGTGTGCAGTCGCCTTCTACTTCCTCAAAGTCAACTTCTTCGTTGCACTTGGGACATTCTCCGGGCGTGATCTCTGCATCTGTCCACTCATCTTTTCCATAATAAGTAACAATGAAATCATGTAGACATTCCTCATTTTTACAAGTGTATGGTGTTTTCATCGTGTGTTAAGGATTTTAAGAAGATCGTTATACCTTGAGTCCTTGACCATCCTACGCTTTGGCATTGGTCGTGTAAATTGAACAGATTTGTGCTTTGGCTTCTTCAAGGCCATAGTTTGATCCCTTCCGTGTTGCCATTCGTGATTGCTTGCAATAAGAGTCCTGCTCATCGGTTATATGCTTTTAGGATTGGGTTAATGATCTCGTCGGTGATCTCCCGTGTTTTGCCAAGAGAGTTAAGGGATCGGATGTATTCTAAAGTACGGAGAAGGCCGTCAAGCTCCCCCTGTAGCCATAAGACTTTGCTTTCAAGTTCCATGTTGCGGTCTCGGATGTAGTCGTTTTCAGAATCCATGCTCTTCTTTATGCTTCATGTTGTGAATCTCTTTTTTGGTTTCCTCCAGCGAAATGCGGTTAAGGAACATGGTGCATTCCATAGGATTATCCCTGTAGAAGATGGCAATGTTCTTCTCGGTCTGCTGGCGGCTGTATTCAAGCAACTGGAAGCTCAAGACTGCTAGACCAACGGCAAGCGTGAGTGCTCCAAGGGCGATGACAAATATGGTCATTTTAGTGGAGGTCGTGGATGATGATGACTTGGGGCTTTACTGGCTCCCTCCAGATGGAGTCGTAGTAGGCTTGCATCTGCGTTGAGTAGGCCGTGGGAACGGCTTGCTCTCGCTGGTAGTTGTAAGGGCGTTCAATCGTTCTGATGTATGGGTCTGCACAATACGGACGATCATATTCAGTCCTGTAGCTATAGCCATAGTAATCTTGTGCGATTGCGGAGCCTGTGAGGGCGATGAGTGCGAGTAGGTTTTTCATTTGAGTGAGGCGGCGATTGCGTTGTTCATGGAGGAAGCACCAGCAAAGATGCTGTCAAGGTGGGCGAAGTGTTTTGGTTCTGCGTAGTTGCTTTCTAGCTCTTTGTCGGCGGCGATGGCGAGATGAAGGATCTCGTTAGCTCGTGACTTGCTGATTCGGATTTCGTCCATTCCATGCCTGTCTGCCATTTTCACGGCGACATGGAGGAGTGGCTTGATGTTGTCAATTACTGCGTGTGTGTTTTTCATTTTGTTTGCCGCTGGTTGTAGCGGTTGAGATGAGTCTTTCAGATTATCGTGGTGCGTCAATAATTATTTTTCAAAAAAGAAACCCCCTCCCGCACACGACTACAGGAGGGGGCTCTTTGCAACCAGCACGAGCTAAATATCAGAAGGGGATGTCATCCCCGTCATTCGCACGATCCTTGGGCGAATAGCCATTTGACTTGGCCTTGTTGTGCGAGTCAACACCCTTTTTGAATGGCTCTTTGATTGAACCAGACAGGAACTCGCCGCCGTTCTTGCCTTGCTTGTTCCAAGCACTCATCTCCCACTCCTTGCCGTCAATGGTGATGGTTCCACTCCAATTAGGAGCCTTGGGGTTTGCGTTGTTTTTGGGGAAGAGGACAAACCTCTTTTCATTATCGTATTGCATTGTTTGTTTTTGGTTAATCCCTTTCGTCAAACCGAAGGTATTCGGAACGGAAGGAAAGTGGTATTCTGCCTGTTGGCGTGGAGCGTGACAAGACTATATTCAGCCACCAATCATGCTCGTTCTCTTCGTCTCTGGCGATCTTTAGCATGAGGTCGCAATCGTGCTGGATTGCCCTTGACTCACGACTCTCGCCGTCAGCGTTGAGTTGCGTGAGGGCAATGATTGGGATTCCAAGCTCTTTGGCAAGGAGCTTGATTGTTCGGCTTGACTCTGCCACTTGTTGCTCTCGGCTATCCTTGCGGTTTAGGGGTTCGATAAGCTGTAGGTAGTCAATCACAAGGAGCTTGATCCCATGAACCGCCACCATTCTCCTTGCGGCGGCACGAAGTTGGAGAGGGTTGATCCCAGCCTCATCTCGTATGAAGATTGGAAGTTTTGAAACCTGACTGATGCCCCAGCGGATTTTGTTCATTAAATCGGGCGTGGGATTCTTGGAGAGTAGGGAGATGTCTGCACCAGAATAGGCCGCTATAAGCCTATCCAGAAGCTCTCCCGCCCCCATCTCAAGGGAGATGATACCCACAGGATGACCATGATTTGCCGCCCTCATAGCCATGTTTAAGGCCAAGGCGGTCTTCCCTCCTTTTGTTGGAGCCCCAACAACCACCACTTGACCGGGGCGAAAACCGCCCGTGATGTCGTCTAGGGGCTTGAAACCTGTGGTGATTCCCATGAGCTTTCCCTTGTTTTTAACCATCTCCTCGTAGGCGGCTAGGCGATTGTTTGCCACTTCTGCAACGGATTCAATGCGTCCCTTGCTCTCGGCATCGGCGGCAACGGCTACCAGAGCCTTCTGCACCACTTCTGAAAGCTCCCCTGCCTCGGATGGATTTTGGGCTGAAGCAATGATCCTCTCGGCGGCAGAGATGGCGAGCCTAGCGGTGTGCTTATGGCGAAGGATCTCCAGATACTCCCGCCAGTTTCCAGTAACGGCTGGAGCAATAAAACACTCCGTAAGGAATACAGCCCCTCCTGCAAGCTCTAGCGTCCCTGCGTTGCTCATTGCATCGGTGAGGGTAACAAGGTCGCAATCCTTTCCCTCCTTCCATAGCTCTAGGGCAGACTCAAAGATCCGCTTGTGGGCAGGGTGATGGAATAGCTTGGGAGTGGCGTAATCAGCGGCCTCGTTAAGAATGCTGATGTTCTGGATAGCACAAGAAAGGAATGCTTTCTCTGCGTCTAGGTTGGATGGAGTGGTCATGCTAATGCCTCCGATGCCTCATGCATCCATTTTAATCTGTTCGGATGGCGAAGTTTGCGAAGTGCCTTCGCCTCTATTTGCCTAACTCGTTCAGATTGAACTCCAAGAGAGATTCCAATCTCCCGTAATGTGAACCCTAGTAAAATGTGACAGACCACTACATATCTGCTCCTTTTGTCCAAGAGCGATAAGGCGTAGTTGATTGAATCGACTGCCTCCATTCGTTTAATTTCATTTGTCATGCTTTTTTCTTCCTCTTTGGCTCTGGCTTGGCGGCTTGCATAGCCCAGTAAAGCTCAACCTGTTTCTGGAATACAAACCATTCTTTTGAGAGGTCTTCTTTCCAGACCACTTCAAAATCTCCCTCATCCTGCTTTCCGATACGGACGATGGCATGGTTGGTGATCTTGTGGTCTTCGGCATCAATATCACCCTCCCATCCATTATGGTTCCAAAGGTTTGCATACCCAGCACATTGCCGCCAATAGCTCTCGCTGATCTTCTTGGAAGTCTTGAAATCCAACAGCACATGGTCGCCGTCATCGTCAACAGCAATGAGATCAATCGTCCCTCCATACCGATACTCCTCATTAACAAGCTGGATCTCTGGGGCTACCACCTTGAGGTTCTGAAGCTCCCACCAGTCGAGGAACTTGGTGTAGCAACCCAACGCCTTGTCAATAAGCTCAGTCTCATAATCGTCCAGATCACATACGAACCCATTCAAGAAAGCCTCTATCATAAAATGGGCAAGCGTCCCCACATCGCAAGCCTCTTGAACAACTTTTCTGTAATCCTTGCCTTCTCTACCTAGTTTGTGCGCCCATGCAATTAATGCCGCAGGATCATCACCAATTTTAGAAATTGTTGATCCTCCGGGAACCTGAGTTCCATCTGCCAAAAAATATTTCTGGTGGGGTTGATTTCTAATCAGCTTTATTTTTTCCATGTTTTTTCATTTTGGTTGCTCTGAATCCACGACGATTCATTTCTTGAATCATCTCTTCATCAGAAAAGTTTTCAATTCTTTTTAGGGAGCGATTGTTTACTTGTTGTTTTGATGTAGCCCATTGGACATTATCTGGCTGATACCCTTTATTATTGTCTATTCGGTCTAAAGAATGATTGGGCGTAGGCTTAAATCCAACGCAATCTATAAATCTTAAAAACCCTCCATTGCCAATCCATCCTCGGCAGACTTTAATACCTCGATCATAATAATCTTTTCTTTGTTTGCTATTTTTATTGCACCTCGATTGCATTGCTTGCCATGCCCTGTATTCTGGAGTTTTGCTTAATCCATGAATAGCCCTAGATTTCAATTCTTCAATTTTTAGACAACCGCAACTTTGAACAGTCCTTCTCCTTAAAAGTCTTGTGCTTACAATTTTATTGTTACCGCAAGAACAGGAACATACCCACTCTGTTTTGTTGGATGGAGTCATGGATTTGCGAATAACGCAAAGCCTACCAATTTTTTCACCTGTTAAATCTATCGCCTTCATATTGGAACCTTAATTAGTTACAATATGCAAGTCAACAATTAAATGTTCCAATCTTTGATGAGGTGCATTACGCACCAGTTTTGTTTTTTCCATAGTTTTATTTTACTGATTCTGCAAGAAGTCTGAATGCTGTTGCCGCCACTCTTGGAACTTGTCCATTTCCAATGGCTTTAAGTCTGTCCACTCGATGGGCCACGCCATCAGCATTTCGGAGCATTGAGGGTGGAATTTCCCCCAAAACCCATCCTTGTCTTTTGGAAGACCAGCCAGAACAAGAAAATTTGCTATGCAAACTTTTATCTTTGCCCTTTTGTAATGGTATTCTTTTTTCCTCGTGTATTCTTTGTGATCTCTGGCTTGAGGAGTTGGCAACGATCCAGATGCGTTCTCTTCTGTGAGGTGCGCCACACATTCCAGCGGATATAACACCCCATCTTGCATCATACCCCATTTCGGAAATATCTCCAAGGACTCGGTTGAGTCCTCGAATAGTAA